CATTTGTAACTGTGCCAGAACCAGGTGTAACTGTTTGAGTTGCCTTACCTTGAAAGATTACATAAAAAGAATCACCTGTTGTAGGTGCAGCCGACATAGTAAGAGTTGTTCCTGAAGCTGTGTATGCTTCTCCAGAACCAGGTTCTTGTCTTACATTATTAACAAAGACCTCTAACTCGTTTTCATTTGCAACAGCATTATCTAAAGTAAACGAAGTCGTTGAACTATCTGCTGTCAACGTCTGCTTACTAAAAGAAGCGTACTGTACTGCTGGTATATTACCTATGTATGCCATTTATTCCTCTTATGTTGATATATCGTCAACTGTTGATACCCAAACGTCTGCTGAACTTGCTGTGTCAGAAACAACTTTTAAAGCGTCTCCACTTTCAACAACAAATTTAGCACCACCATCTACTACTTGTAAAGCACCACCAGCTGTAATCGGTGCGTCTTTAACCAAATAGATGTCATTAGCGCCGTCATTGATGTAAACATCAACTTGAATTGCCGAACCTGTTACATTTGATACTGAAATACCTATAACTGTGTCATAAGAATTAGCAGTAAACAAAGTTGCAGGCGATGTGCCAACAGCGTTACTTGTGTATCTTCTAAAGTTTTGTGCCATTTTTTTATTCCTTTTTCATATTTATTACAACGCAACCGACATTGCTATAGCAAATCCTGATGAAGCACCTGCAGCTGCCGTATTATCTTGTAAAATTATTGATCCTGCCATACCACTATGATATTGACAAGCATAATATATTGTTGTAGATGAACCTGATGGTACTTCTACGTATAACGTTCCTGTTTCTTTTAATAATGCACTTGCACCTGTAGAAACTGTTCCGTCAGTTGCAATGTGTGTTAAACCTGTTGTATATGCGTTACCTGAACTATAACCACCTGAAACTGTTTGTAAATGAAACGGATGTCCCGATACATTTAGTTTTAAAGCATAAGTAGCCCCACCTTCAAAATACAAAGTTGGGTTTGCACCAGAATAATGACTATCAAAAAGATAGTTTGATGAACCATTATTTGTTACATCTATTTCAGCAGCACCATTTATTTTTTGAGGTATTGCATTAAACCTTGCCTGTGATGAAGACCAAATTAATATTCTTTCATCAGCAATACCTGTGATGTTTACATCTGAATGTGCTGATACTGAACTATTTTCATCTAATAGTCTTACCCAACCACCTGCGTCTGCAACGTATGGTCTTTGACCTGTTGTATCGTATGCAAACATACCTTCGTAAGTAGCAGCAGTTGGTAATGAACCAAATCCAGCAAAGTTAAATCTTGCTTTTGAACCTGAACCTGTTAAATCAATTGTTCCTGTTCCGTCTAAACTTAATCCTGTGATTGTAGTTGTAGTATCACCTAAATTTAAAGTATCACTTCCTAATGTGATTGTAGAATTTGCTAATGAACCATTTGCAATATTTGTTAATGTGTTATCTGGACCATTAATTGTTTTATTTGTTAAGACATCTGAAGATGATTCTGTAACAACTGATCCGTCTGTAGAAAATGTAATTTCATTACCAGAAATAGATGTAGTAATACCAGAACCACCTGTAAATAAAATTGATCCGCCAAGTGATATTGATTGTGCCGAACTATCATCAGCAACAATTGAAACTGTTGAGTTTGCTAAATTAGCATTTGTAATACCTGCACTACCAGATAAGTTTGAATTTGAAATATTTGTAATTGTATTGTCAGGTGCATTAATAGTTTTATTTGTTAAAGTATCCGAAGATGTTTCTGTTACAATTGAACCATCAGTTTCAAAAGTAATTTCATTACCAGATATAGATGTTGTAATACCAGAACCACCAGTAAATAATATAGAACCACCTAAAGATATAGATTGTGCTGAACTGTCGTCAGCAGTAATTGATAGTGTAGGAAAAGTATTTGTTGTATTAAATGTTTTATTACTTACTGTTTCAGTATTTGATGTAGTAAGAAAAGTACCAGATGTTAATGTAGTACCATCACCAATGGCAGTATAAATCTCATTAAAATTATCATTAATTAGATCACCACCTTCACGTAGGGTACTACCCGTTCCGTCATTAGGTATTGATCCTATATTAATTGTTTGTTTTGCCATTGATTAAACTCTCTTTTATATCTATATTTATAATCGTTTATTATGGGTTTGTATCATCCATTGTAAATTGATCGCTGTCAAATTTAATTAAAGTATTACTGAATAATGGTTGAGAAACCGCAATCTCACTAGGTATTGTAAAGTTTGTCTTCACTTTTTGACCATCCTCATTTGAAGTCATTAAAAAGATACCTTCTCTACCATCTAAAGATGATCTTGTACCTTGTACTTGAATTTCGTCTAATATTTTAAATGTGATAGCACTACCTGTATTATTAATACCAAATACAGTATTTGCAAATTTATTAAGTGTACCAAATCTTGGTCCTGCATATGCAAAACCTTGTGATATATTTACACCATCTATTGTTCTTCTAACTCTACTTGTGTAATCAATTTCAACGTCTGGTCTACTTAAAGTTAAATCTCTTGTGTTTGATGTAAAGTGTTCTATCGTATTAGGATTTAGGTCTGCGTCAGCAGGTATGTTTGCTGTTGCTCTTAAGGTTGTACCGTCATCAACTGTTCCTAATCTTCTACCAAACAATGTAGTAAATAAAGTGTTGAGTATAGAGTATAGAGGTGATTCTGATCCACCAGATACAATACCATCTACTGGTGCTCTTACTTGTAAATTAATTCTGTTTTCTAAATCAACTTGACCTGTAAAATAAAAACCTGCTGTGTGCATAGTCTTTTTAAACGAATCACGCCAGTTGTTAATTGATCGACCTACTTTTAATACATAAGAGAAATCCTGATAGTATAAACTATCTTGTATTCTCATTGTTGATTCAGAAACGTATCCGTCTTCATTTAAAAACTTACCGTCTGTATCATTAACAGCAACAACATTTACTGAAGCAGTTGCAACATCTAATCTACTTAATGTAGCAGAACCACCACTTGATGATGTAATTGTTTCATTTACTTCAAAACTATTAGTTACATCTTTAACTTTTAATAAATTTCTATCAGCGTCAAAACTAACTTCTGTTCCTGTTGCACCTGAAGTACCACCTGTTATTGTATCTTCAACGGCAAAAGTTCCTGTAACTGAAGTTAATATTAAATTATTATTAAATATAATTGTAGGTGGAGTTGGAGAGTTTTCATATCCTTCTCCTAATTCATTTGTAATTAATCCAATAACTCTTCCTATTTCAGTACCATATGCTAAAACGTTTGCACTTGTACCACTAGAAGATGTAACTGTTACTGTTGGTAAAGTTTTATAACCACTACCGTTATTTGTTAAGTAAATATCTGTAATGTCATTTAAATTAGAATTAGTTTCAGACTCTTGTACAATTTTATTTCCTGTGTATTGATCACCTCTTGTAGTTTCATCTTCTAATACAATATGATCATCAACTGTTGATGTTGAAGTTTCTTGTGTAAAACCTCCGTTAACAACAGAAACAAAACCAGAAGCATTTACACCTTGTGTTCCTGTGTTAGTAAAATCTAAAACATCACCTACAACATAACCTGATCCACCGTCATCTATAATAATTTCTGTAATACCACCTGAACCTAAATCATCAATTGTTATACTTGCACCAACACCACCTCCACTTACTGTTAGTAAATCTGATGTAGTATATAAGTTACCGTCATTGGTTACAGTTTTAGTTCCAGGTATACCTGTAATATTTGCTTTGATAAAATAGTCGTCTGCGTCTGTTTCTGTTCCTGTAATTTGTTCACCAATAATAAATGTACCTGTTAAGGTATCATTATTAACAACAAATTCAGAAATTTCTTTTGAACCTAAAATAAACTTTTTAACTGATTCAACTACAGCAGTTGCACTTGAAGTAGCACCTGTTATTGTACGACCAACAAGATTAGTTGTATTACCTACTGTTGCAATTGCTCTTAAAACTTTTTGTGTATCCCATTGTCCGTCTGATACACGTAACATTTGTGTTCTAGGATAAAATGTTTCTGATACTTCATTAAATAAAATTCTAAAAAATAACTCGTGTCCTTTTTGTGTACCTTTTAGTCGGTACATTGATTTAATATTTTTAATTAAATTTCTTTTATCTAAACCAATTGCTAATTCTTCAGGTATTGTTTTTAAAAACTCATCTCTAAATTTTGTTAAGAAATTAGAAATAACTTTATCTGGATCTCTAAAGTTAGTTAATTGTTGAATGTTTTGTACAGGATTAGGTTTGTAACCATTAATAACTGCTTGAGCGCCAGATGAATTACCTGTTACGATTTCATCTCTAGCGAACTTATCTTGTGCTGATATAAAAATTCTATTGTTTGCTAAATCTTCAGCAACAACAGTAGCAGTTGCGTTTGAAGAACTACCTGTAATAGTTTCACCTACTGTAAATTTACCAAAAGATGAATCTTCTAAAATTATTTTATCGTCAGCGTCTAGTTGTGTTCTTTCTGAACTAATTTTACTACCGTCTAATAATAAATTATCTACACGACCTGTTTCGTTTTCTAAAGTAATACCGTCTGTAGATTCAATACTGGTAACCTGCAACTCGGCAGATTCCATAAATGCAAAATAAGTTTTTAGAAATTGGGCAAACTGTGGGTGGTCATCAACTACAAAATCTGGTAATTGACTATTAATGAGTGTTGAGATTTTATCATTAAATTTTGCCATTGAACATTAATAACTTGTTGACGTTGTGTATCCAACACCTGCCTCGGATGAACCTCCTACAAAAGTATCTTCAGCAACTGTTATATTTGAATTTGCAATATCTATTTCTACAATTTGATTTCTTACAGGAACAACATCATTAGAAGCAGGTGTAACTGTTATTTCAATTACAGATGATGAAGCACCTCTAATATTTGAAATAGAAGAAACGTTTAGAGAGTTAATAGTAATTTGACCATTTGTATAATCTATTGTACCTTGTGTATTGTTAGCATATGTTCTAATACCACTTACAAGATAGTATCTTCTAATATTTCCTTGACCGTCATCATCTAAAAACATTTCGTTTGAATTACCTGCAACAAAGAAACCTGTAGATGATACAATTGGTTCGTGTCCTGCGTGAGGATTATAAATTGCATTTCTAAAATAAACATCATATCTTGTTGATGAACTTAATGTTGGTGTAAATGATTTTCTCATATCAATAGTTGTGATGTTTGAAAGAATTGAATTATCAACATCATCAATTAAACCTGTTACTTTTGAATATCTAAAAACACCATCAAACTTTTGTAAAGTTTCTGTATTATAATTTGTAATTGCGGTTACAATTTCTGACTTTAAAGTATCAGCAGTTTTTGTTGTTGCTCTCTTATTAAACTTTGCGTTTACTGTTAAAAGAATTGAAGTTGTTTCTGGATCAATAATTTCTGGTCTTACAGACGCAACGTTATATGGTTGTAAAGATGTAATAATATTTTGTTTAGTTGTATCTGTTAAAGTAGAACCAGACGCAGCCTTGATTGCAATTTTAACAACACCGTAAACAGGAGTTTCATCATCTTCACCACCCCAAGCACTTACTGATAAAGCATTAGGGTAAATATTTCTAACAAGTGTTTCGTAATCAGTTGTTGTTACAGCACGATCTTGTGCTGTGTATTGTAATGGTGCATTAAATCTAATTGACTCTTTTGTTTCTGCTTCTGCACCACCTTGAGCACTTGAATTAGTTGAAACTGAAACATTTGTAAATCCACCTATTGAACCTGAT